GGCATATACAAAATGTGTACCTGTTCCGTTTACCGGAACCTGTGCTATTGTTGATCCTAAAATTTTAACTGTATTTAAAACTGTGCCCTTTGCTTGTTCAAATAGTTTTCCTCCTAGAGTCTGTTTTTTATCTCTAGCTTTTTCTAATTTTCCTTGAATATCTACTTGTTGAAGTAGGGCTTGATTTCCTATAAACTTTAATCCAGGACGATCTATAAGCATTTGAGAGATTCTAGATAAATCATCTATTCTCTTGGTTATTTGCATACCGGTTTGATTACTAGAAGGAGGATCGTTCACGTCCTTAGTAACGTAGGGTTTATCGCTTCCGTAACGAAGACTTTTAAGGTCTGTTCGGAGATTTAGTAGTCCTGGTGATGCCATATAGGTTTTTTATTATCCTGGAGGATTGTCTAGATATTTTGAAGGTGTTGCTCCATCTAAGTCCAATGCAGAAGGTGGCGGTACAGTTACTGTCTGTGTCGGTGTTCCGTTAATTGAATATTGGAAATGTAAGTTTGAGTTAGGATTTGCACTCGGTATTTGTGCTGGTGTTATTCCATCTAATCCTAAATTACTTGATGGTAATAAGTCTAATAGTCCCATATTGTATGTTTTAATTTATTATAAATAGTTTGTTATGTAATTTAAGATGAAACTGTCTGTACTTTAGGTAGATTTCTATTTACCGATGTAGCTATTTTTGTACCGTCTAGGTTTATTGTCGTACCTTGTCTTACTAATTCAATTAACGTATCAAACTTAGCTTCTAAAGCAGCCATTCCACCTTCTTCCGATTTTCCTTTTACTTCTCCTGCTGATTTTTTCTCTCCTCCTATTCCTATAGATGCAAGTGCTGGTGCTATAGCGGCAAGCATTACTAATCCTCCAATAGCCGGAATAGCTGTTAATCCTGCTAGAGCTACTGCTCCTAATCCTGCTGCAATTCCAAATAAGGCTGGTCCTAGTAGAAGCATTGGACCTATATTTTCCATTGTTACTGCTCCTAATATTTTAACAAACCCGTCTGCTACTGCTCCTACCAGTGTTGCTAATCCGTTAAATGCTGCAGTAACTACTTTTCCGAAAGCTTCAATACCTGGTGCTGCTAATTTTAAGGCAAATCCAATTCCTATTAATGCTAAAGTTAATGCTCCTAATCCTAAAAGTACTTGTCCATTTGCTAAAGCTTTTCCTAAAGCTGCTAATCCCTGTCCTAAATTTGTTAGGAAACTTTTAACCCCTGATCCGGCTTCTTTTCCAATACCCTTTGTCTTATCTACTACTCCTGCTACTTTTTCTCCTATTCCACCTACTGCATCACCTTTACCTGCTACACCTTGAGTAAATCCTCCTAGTAATTTATCCTTAACTCCTCCTACAGCTTTACCTAATCCTCCTTTTGTTGCTAGATCCGATAAACCTGTAAGAGCTTGCTTACCCATACTGAACATTGATCCAAAAGCTTTTCCTACTCCTGATACTGCTACTCCTAAGAAGTTAGCTGCTACTACTGCTAGTAGTAAATACTTTCCAATAGGGTTACCTACTACCATTGCAATAAGTTTTGCTACAGGTGTTACCACAGCCATTAAAGCATCTACTAAGCTAACAACTACGTCTAATACAGGTGCAAATGCTTCTGCTAACTTTTGCATACCTGTTTCCATTTTTGCTTGAACATCCATTGCTTTTGACTGCTCTAAAGTAACTCCTCTTGCTTTTGCAATTTGATCAGCAGTCATACTGTTCATTGCCTCTTGTGTAAGTACACTTTTAGCAAGCTGGTCTCTAGACATTCCTAAAGCTTTTGCTAAACTCTCTTGTTCATGTCGTTGCATTCCGGCAAATTCTGCTGCTGAAGCTCCGTTTTTCTTTAATTCATTAGCTACTCCTTCTAAGTCATTATTTAATGCAAGTTCTCTTGCTTTTGATAGGTTTATATTTTTACCTGTAATTAGTTGAGCCTCTAGTTCCGCAGCTATCGAATCCTCAAAATTAAGTAAACTCCCTGCTATAACATCTACTTCACTTAAACTTAGTCCTAATCCTCTTGCTGCCGTTGCTGCTGCTCCTATCCTCTTCTCACTATTTCCTAAAGAAGCTGTTATACTATCTGATGCCGATAGTACGTCTTGTAAGACTACTCCATGAGCTATCCCTGCTTTATTTGCTCCGTTATATGCATTCACTGTATCGTAAATCCCCTGTCCTATATCGTCTGCAGATTTACCGGTAGTCTTCATTAAGATTCCCATTCTACCTGCTTGTTCAGCTGAAAGTCCTAGTAGGTTTTTTGCTTCTGCAATTTGTGCTATTTGATCTGGTGCAAATACTAGAGTTGCTGATACTCCTAACTGTTTTGTTAGTTCTGCTGCAGTTTCTAAAAACTGTGCTGATGTTGCTAATCTATCGTTAACTCCTGCAATAGATGTTTCGTATTGTCCGGTTAACTGCTGTACTTCCACAGATGCTTTATTTACTCTCATAAAGCCGCTCCAAATTTCCCCTATTAGGAACAAAGGATCGGTTAATCCAGCTGCTAACTGCTTACCTACCATACCTGCAGCTACTCCCATAGTTTTGAACTTACTAGCTCCGCCAGCAGCTGCTTTTCTCATTTCTTGATCAATCTCATCTGCCTTTAAGAATTGACCTATTCCTGGGATTTGAGAGATGGCTGATACAAGTTTACCTGTAAGTCCTACTCTTTTTTCTATATCTATAAGGGATTGTCTATCTCCTTCAAGAATTCGTTCTTGTAAATCTAAAGCTGCTTGAGCATCACCGAAGGCTTTCTCCTGCTGCTTTGTCATTCTCTTTCCTATATCCTCTGCTAATTGCTTTGTATAAGCGTATTTTCTTTCTAATTCTAATTTCCTTTCTGCAATTGTCTGTAATTGCTTTTCTAAATTTTTAGAAGTAGTTAATCCTTGAGAAATTCTATAATGATTTTTTACTAAGTCTTCAGAGGTCTTAGCTGCAGCAGCCATTGCTCGTGTGAAGTCTTTTGTTGCAACCGTCATAACAGTGGCGTCTACTCCGTTAAATGCAGATTCAACAGCTTGTTTAAACACTTCTCCTAGATTAGCAGATACCGATTTAAGTGTATCTTCTATGTAGGTTGCTGTATCCTGTACGTCTTTTTGCGATTGTCTATTTAACGCCATTAATGGAGATTTTATTATAAATAGCTAAAGCCCATATTATCTACGGGCTTTAGTACTATAGTCTGGTGCTTTTATTTTTCCGTCTTGTAGAAGTGATTGCTGTCCTTGAGATTTTTGTGCTTGTTTATTCTCATTTTCATAAAATTCAATCATACTTCTATGTACATATCTTCTTAGCCAAATTGGAAATTCGTATATCTCTCCAAAGGAATATCCTCCTTTACCGTGAAATACTATATCATGAAGCTGTAAGAAGAGCGAGGCTCTATACTCCGGCGTCAGGCCAAAGAAAGGTAACTCCAATTGGAATATCGACCCCTCCGTCTGGTCCGTTCTCTGGATAGAACTTTAAATCAACGTCTGGTTGTATTGATTTAATATATTCTCTAAATGCTCTTGAATCTCTTGCAAGTAAAAAGTTATCTATAAAATCTCTAATAGTTGCTGGAGTAGTATCTCCTTCTACTGAGGTTATTAATCTTTTTAATCTTGTTGATAATTCTGCTGAAGAGTCTTTGTTTAGTCTTTTTAATCCTTTTACTTCTTGATCGATTGCTAATTCATCTGCGTGAGTAAGTAGCCTAAAGGTAATTACTGTACCTGTAGAGGGCATTTTATAAGAGAATTTGTTTTCTCCTGCTTTAAACAAAGAGTTATCTACTTCTTTATGTTTTACTTCTGATAAATCTACAACTTGTTTTACTCCTTGATACTCAAACTCATAATCTTTTCCGTATCCTAAAATACGAGAAGCAATTAAAATTGCGTTCTTATCTCCTACTAGAAGATCTCCGTAGTTAATCGGAGTAACAATTAAAGCCTGTAGTAACTTGTCTACTACTGTTCCGTTTTGAATATAATTCTGATTTGTTAAGATATCCTCTTCACGAGCTGTCATGTATTTCATTTCAACTTGACCTGATGCTAGTGGAGAATCTTTAGGATAGAGTAACCCTCTTGATGGTAATTCTACCATTTCGGTAGGAAATTTTTGCTTTTGTTCCATAAATTTTATTTGTTAGTAACTTTTTCTATATATAAATATATGAAAAAAACTTTTTTAAAACAACAAAGCCTACTCTCCTTTATAGATTTTCCAACCTCTCTCCTCTACTCCCTCCTTATGTTTCAATCTACATTGAAGTGTTGAATATGGTATTCCTGTAAGTTTTGAAAGTTCTGGATAGCTTCCTGCTGTATGTTTCTGTCCTGATTCAAGTACAACTGTATATGGTCCTTTTGCTGCTTTTGCCTGTAATCCTGTTTTTCCTGTCAATCTTTTCCCTGTAGTAGTTCCTATTTTATTTCGGTGAGATTCACTGAGTGTTCTTCCTTTTGTGTAGTTTGTATTTTTCCATCCTAAATCAATCCATGTTTGTAGATCTTCCTGTAAAACGTATTTGATTTCATTTGTCTGTGGGTGCACGATAGTTTTTCTACCTCTTCTCCGTTTTGAAAGTTTTTCTTTATGCTCTTCTGTGAATTTTAAATTACTTACAGCTTCTGCGTAGGTTCTTGAACTTACTTTATATTCTCTTTGCTGGTTGTCTGATTTTTGCTTTGTCATAAACCAGAAAGCATGTGCTAGTTTTTTATTGTCTGGATAGATTCTGCATAATAGCCAGTGACATATGAAATGCTCTCTTGCTGTTAAGACTACTATATTTGGATGTGTTTTCCATTGCCTTACATGACCTTCTCCCCCCATGCATTTTGGAATGATATGATGTCTTTCGTAGTATACATCTTTTCCGTATAACCTATTTTCTCTTTTTGCTCGATCAATTATTTGATCATAAATTTTTTGATAATTCATAATAAAAAATGCCTATTTACTTTATTATAAATAGGCATAAATTATGTAAACCAGTAGTTTAGTACTGCATTTAGTAGTTCAAAATGCACATATCCATCGCTACTTCTATCTGTATCTCTACAATTCCGTCTGCAGAAGTCCAGTCAAATTGTCCAAAATCTCCTTTTGTTAAGAAAGCTCCTTTTATAATCCACTCTCCTACGATATCTCCGACAGGTCCTAGAATATTTAAAGTTAAGTCTTTCTTATAGAAATCTGAATAGCCGGCTCTACCTGTTACTGATTCGTATCCTAAACGAGCCCACTCCATTACAGCTTGAGCCCCTGAAGGAGTGATTGGTGAATATAGAGTCATACTCATATTTTCCCAGTTTCTTTTTCCTCTTATTTTTCTGTAAGAGTTGATGTGATCTAGTTTAATCTCATTATCTGAAAAAGTTGGTGCTTTCACGTTTTTAATCATGAATGCTGGAATGTTATCTATATACATTACGAACCTGTGCTGAACCATTGGTTCAAAAGCTCTAAACATTATCTCATTAGGATCGAGAACAGCCATATGTTTTTATTTTTTTAGTTATTTTTATTTTATTATAAATAGTACTTATTTTTATTTTAAGTCTATCTGATTATGTAATTTCTGATAATTCAATTCTTACGAAAAAGTTGCTCCTGTTGGTTCAATTGTAAAGTCTAATACTACGAATTCAATTGTTTTAGCTGGTTGAATAAGTATTTGCCCTACTAATTGATTTCTATCAACTACATCTGCTGTATTGTTTGTATCGTCCATTACAACTCTGTATGCATAAAGACCTTGTCTCTGTACTACTGATTCTAAGTAAGGATTTACTGTCGCTAAGAATCTATTCCTAGTTGCAATAGTATTTTGTTCGAATACTAAGTTTCTTGCTTGGTCACCAATGAACTTCTTAAGTTCTATTAATAAACGTCTAACATTTACTCTATCTAAAGCTGATGATTTAGTTTGTAAAGTTTTTTGTCCGAATACTGCTATACCTGTTCCTGGGAATGTAGCAATTGGATTAACTTTTGCTGAGTAGAGAGTATCTCTATCGCCTTTAGTTAATTTTCTTTCTGCTTGAATTACTCCTCCGATTCCTCCTCTTACAAGTCCTGCTGGTGCAAACCATGGTGCTGAAGAAGCATCTGTAAATGCATATACTCCTGGAATAACTGTTCCTGCTGGAGCCCATTCATTTCTACCTGTACCTGATTTAATTTGTAACCAAGGCCAGTAAGTTGCTGCATATGAACTGTTCAATGAAGCTGCTTGTGCTGTTACGTTTGTAACCACTTCTCCTTGTCCTACTAAGTCTACTACTGCGATACAATCTCCCCTAGACTCTGCTAAGGCAATAAAAGCGTTTACTGTAGAAGTAAAGTTACTATTTTTATAGATTAGACCCGGTGCTGATACTATGTTAAATTGGTATTCATCTTTATTACTAAGTAATGATAGCGCTACGTTATAATTTGCTGCTACTAATCCTTGAGCATTTGTAGATGTGTTTGTAATGTCTCCAAAGAAGTTAGCTCCTGCTTTCAAAGCTCCTTGTGCTCCGTAGAATGAACCTGATGTTACTTGCGGTAGTGATGCTGCAAATGTTAGGTTGTTAGAGTCTCTATTAACTGTAATTCCATCGTTAGCTAAGTAGTAGTTTGTTGCAAGATTTACTGCGGATACTCTAATATAGTTTGAAGCATTCGGATATTCACCTGCTGGATAGTTATAAGATGTTGAACCATCTGTTCCTACTTCTATATGCTGGTTACCAATTATTCTCTCGATATAGTTATCTGAGTTTGGATCAAGATTTACATTAAATGTCTCTAATATTGTTTTACTGTTTGTACTGTCGTTTCCTTGTCTTACAAGAATTGAGAATGTTCCTAATGCAGGATTTACGTTTGCAATTTCCCATCTTATATTATCTGATGATCCAGATACTAAAGATCCGTCTGAGTTAAGAGCTCCTGAATCTGTAACTGCTGTAGAGTTGTTATAAAGAACTCCTTTTCCTAAGGTTTTTATCTCTACTGCAGTTATTCCTGTTGCTCCACTAAAGTTTGTTGTTACACCTCCAACTATACTTGTGTATGCGTTTAAGGTATTTGACAGTGTGTAAGTTCCTAGTAAAGAACTAGTTGTATTAAATTTTAAACCTGTAGTTCCTGATGCTGCTGCAACAATATTTTGAAGTGATGCGCTATATAGTGCTACTGATGAACTAGCGTTAAAGGCTGTTACAATTGCTGTTACTGTATTTGCTGGAGTTGATCCTGATGCAATAAATATTGTACTTGCTGTGTTAGCTGGTGTACTACTTCCTGTTACTGCAATGGTAATTCCATTGATTGAGAATGAACCAGTTGGTGTAATGAACGGTGCTAAACTTGCACTGTTAATAGTAAGAGAAGCTGTTGTAGCAAGAATTCCACTTTCAATGTTTGTACTTATTGCTGGATCGTACGTTCCTGATACAATTCTAGTTACGATAGCTGTTTGTCCACCATTTTGAAAATAGTTTTTTACTGCTACAGAAGTAAGAAATTCATACTGTTTTGATCCCGATGTTACTGTTTCACCAAACTTTCTTACGTAGTCACTATATGATGTAACGATAAGAGGCTGATTGTCTGGCCCTTTAACTGTTGGTCCAACAAATGCTGCTCCTGCCTGAATTGGTGCTGGCTGTATAAAAGAAATATCGTTTTCTCTTGTATATACTCCTGGAGAGATAATTGATTCTGCCATGTTTTGTAAATTTGTTTTTAATTTATTATAAATATCATGTGGTTTTGGTAAACCATCCTATAGTGCTAGGTTCTATATTCTATAATAAATAGGAAAGGAGGATCGAAACCCTCCTTATATTTTTTTTACTTTTACTACTGATTATTCTTCCACCTGTGGTTGTTGTGTAAAAGAAACAAATTCTCCTTTTTCTAAATTAATAGTTCCTTTTCCGTAAACACTTTCTAAATATTCAGCTAGCGTTTTTTCCTCTTGCTCTAACTCTTTTAGAAATTCCTCTGCGTTCTTTCTTCTATCTTTTAGCTGAATTTTAAACAATTCAATTTGTCCTAGTTCTGAAGTGATTGCTTGGCTCTTTGTTTGAAGGTCTTTAATTTGTCGTAACTCTTGTTGTGATAACTTTTTGTTTTCCATTTGTAACGCTTTTTATTTTACTAATTTAAAGTACATCTGTGGAGATTCTTGCTACGGATAAAATGTCATTTTCTAAAGTAAGCTATTCTCTTATAATTAATTAATAATTGTTATTTATATATGTCTGTATTTCTTTGTAAATTCTATTATAAAGATTTTGACCTATAATTTCGGACCCTAACAGTATAAGTTCATCTTTTGCTGAAATCCATTGTCCTGCTAAAATTTCATATCTAACTGGTTTTAAACTTTTGTCAATTACTTTGTGTTTTTCTTCA